TTATGCAGATTTGAAAGACTTGTATGGCTGGCACATCTCCGACCTGAAGATTTATGACAAGCCTGTAAAGCTTAAAGATTTCTGGGCGATACAGCCCTGTACGCATCGCGGAGACTGCTGCACCTGCCGCAGATGGGACGCAGAAAAGCTGATTTGCCGGGGAGAAGCGTTCGGGATCGAACGCCCGCCCAAAAGCTGGTGCTACGTGGAGGACGGCAGATGAAACTGACCCTCTACGGCGACCCCCGCACCAAGAAAAACTCTGCCCGCATCCTCAGAAGCCGCTCAGGCGGGCGCTTTGTGGCTCCCAGCAAGGCCTACGTGGATTATGAGACCAACTGCCTGCGGCAAATCAAAAGGCCGCACAGCCCTGTTTCTGCCCGCGTGAACGTGAGGTGCGTTTACTACATGAAGACAGCCCGCCGGGTCGATCTGGCAAACCTCATTGAGGCGACCACGGACATTTTGGTAAAAGCCCGCGTGCTGGAGGACGACAACAGCCGCATCGTTGCCGCCCACGATGGCAGCCGGGTGGATCTTGACCGGGAGAAACCCCGGGTGGAAATTGAGATTGAAGAAATGGATGGATGATATGGACTTTCCAAACAAAAAGTACTCCGTCATATACGCAGATCCACCGTGGAACTATCTGCAAAAAGGAGCGGCTGGTAAAAAACAAGGGTACGCAGCCCAGCATTACAAAACTATGACCACCGATGATATTTGCGCTCTGCCTGTCCAACAGCTTGCGGGGGGTGGATGCCTATTATTCATGTGGGCAACATTTCCCACACTCCCGGATGCACTTCTAGTTATGGATGCTTGGGGGTTCACTTACAAAACCGCTGCTTTTGTTTGGGTGAAAAAATACAAATGCGGAAAAAACTTCGTTGGGATGGGCGCATACACCCGCGCAAACGCAGAAATTTGTCTGCTTGGTGTGTCGCATGACTTTTGCGAAAAAAAGCAGATAAAAAGCCACTCCGTGCGGCAGGTTATTGAGGAACCTATCCAAGCGCACAGCGTAAAACCAGAAGAAACACGGCGGTGCATTGTTGATTTGCTGGGAGATGTCCCTAGAATAGAACTTTTTGCCCGTCAACGCGCACCTGGTTGGGATGCGTGGGGCGACGAAATCGAAGAAATGGAGGAATGAATCATGCCGAACTGGTGTGAAGGCAAACTTAAAGTCCGTGGCAAGAAAGAAAACATTATGAAGTGGCTTTCCGAATGTGTCGCAGTAATGGAACCAGACGTTGAAAAAGGAAAGCCTCTTTACGAAGCTCTTATTTTCAAGAAGGACGTAAACGGCGTATCCATTGCCTATGATGCAGAGCTTGACGAACTTCATATTGTCGTAAAGCGAGATGCTTATATCGCAGGAACCAGACGAAATTTTGTCGAGAAGTATGAAAATGATTTCAATTTCGGGGCAAAAGACGGAAAAGATATTATCATTCTTCCTGTGAAAGCGGCGTGGGCGTTTATGCCTGAACCGTATGAAGAAATGTCCAAAAAGTACAGCCTGGATTTTAGATTTTACGGGTATGAGTGCGGTATGGAGTTTAACCAGGAAATCGAAGTTGTCGACGGAGAAACAACAATTGACCGAGAAATTCAATATGATGACTATTATTGGGAATGCCATGACCCGATGCTGGGAGGTTGATAACATGAACCAAACCTGGACACCTGACACCAACGAGCCGGAACTGCCAGACTACCGCACCGTCAAGGCATGGTTTCAGCAGTGCCGGGATATGGCAGCGGCGGTTGAAGCCCAAAAACAGAAGATCCAGCGCATCCGGGACGTGGCAGAAAAATGCACCCAGAGCCTGAGCGGGATGCCTGCGGGTGGTGGCAATGGGGACAAGGTGGGCTTCGCTGTAGAGCAGCTGGACACCGAGCGCCGACAGCTTCAGAGGATGGAGACGGACCTATGCAATCTGCGTGTCGAGGCCACCCGGCGGGCATACTGCCTGATAGCCGAGCCGGAATGCGCCGAAGCGATTTGCGAACACTATGTCATGGGCAAGTCTCACAAGGAAATTGCAAAAGAAGTCGGCGTATGCGGGGCAGATGTAATCTACCGTCGAATCAAACGCGGATGCATGGCCCTGGCTGAGATATGGGACGAGTTTTCTGACGTGCAAAGTGTACAATATGCACAAGAAAACACAGCGTGATTTTGGCAGAGGCCAGCTCTTTTCAAGTCTGTAGGCTTAGATGTAAAATTCTAATAAGCGGTTCAGCGCTAAGCGGTAGCCGCTTGCCACGCAGCCTCCAGAACGGTCCCTTCCTTGTGACAGGTTTTCATGCTTCCCTGTTCTCCTTCGCCGTTTCGCGGGCTGCTTCTATGCGATACACTGAAACAAAGGCAGCCTGCCGCTCATGAGAGACAGGAGGCGGTTCGATTCCGCCGTATCGCACCGTATGGCGCATGGACTAGACAACCCGCAAGGCCGCACGTGCAACCTCCCGTGCCAAGAAAAGGCCTTAGAATCCTTGCCAAGGTGGAGCTTTCCTGACAGGATGTGCGCCAACCAACAGCCCCGGCGGAGAACCGGAGCTGTTTTTATATGGCCGCCTGAGCGCAGTTTGGAGCGCGGCGCGTGTGTGTAGACACGGCTGGTTCAATTCCAAGGGCGGCTTTTATACTCCGGTAGCTCAAGCGGTAGAGCAGCGGTCTCCAAAACCGCATGTTGCAGGTTCGAGCCCTGCCGGGAGTGCTTGCGTGCCCTATGAGAGGGCCGCGCAATAGCGGGGCATCCGGCCGCGAAAGTTCCGGATGCAGCAGCTCCCACCGTTTGACGCCTGTCCAACGAACTGAATGCACGGGCGCTGCTTATATGCCGTCATAGCTCAACTGGCAGAGCGCCGCCCATTTAAGGCGGGACAACGTTGGTGACACCACGGGAACATCACTGCACAGCCAACCACTGCGCACATCCATTTTGTGGGTGCTGGTTCAAACCCAGCTGGCGGCACATTCGATATTTTGACCGTTCGGATTTCCGGGCGGTTTTTATTTTGCACGGGAGGAGAATAACATGATTCAGAAAGAGCTGCTGAAATTACCGGTCGAAGATCTTGTTCCGTATGAGAACAACCCGCGCGTGATCTCCCCGGAAGCCGTGAACGCCTGCGCGGAAAGTATGCGCCAGTGCAGTGCACTTGACCCCATCGAGGTGGACGAAAACAATGTCATCCTCAGTGGTCACACCCGCCGCCTCGCTCTGATGCAGCTCCATGTGGACATGGCCGACGTGGTACGTTACACCGGCCTGACCGAAGAACAGAAACAGAAATACCGTATCCTTGCAAACAAGACCGGTGAAATGTCTGGGTGGGATTTCGGAAAACTCGAACAAGAACTGGCAGAAGTTGACTTTGGGGACTTTGACTTTGATTTTGACCTTCCTGCTGGTGACAGCAAAGAAACACAGGTTGCTGAGGATGAGACTCAAGAAGTTGACGAAGCTGCACCTCCAAAGGCGAAGCTGGGTGATATCTGGAAGTGCGGCAGGCATCGCGTTATGTGCGGGGACAGCACCAATGCAGAAAGCGTCAAAGCCCTTATAGGGGGGGCGCAGGCAGATATGTTGCTTACGGATCCGCCTTACGGAGTGAGCTATGTCGGAAAAACGAGTGAAAATCTGCGAATTCAAAACGATTCGTTGGCCGAAGATGAATTCTTGGAGTTTCTGTCAAAAGCATTCGCTGCAGCTGATGCCGTGATGAGACCTGGTGCGGTGTTTTACATTTGGCACGCAGACAGCAAAGGACTTATTTTCCGACAGGCGTGCAAGCAGACGGGATGGGAGATTCGGGAGACGCTCATTTGGGTGAAGAACAGCATGGTGCTTGGACGGCAGGATTACCAGTGGAAGCATGAGCCTTGCCTGTATGGATGGAAAGATGGCGCAGGACATCTATGGACAAGCGACAGGAAGCAGACAACGGTTCTTGATTTTGACAGACCGGTTAAGAGCGAGTTGCACCCAACGATGAAACCGGTTGCACTTTTTGACTATCAAATCAAAAATAACACAGAAAGCGGGAATATTGTCCTTGACCTGTTTGGAGGGAGCGGGACAACGTTGATCGCCTGCGAACAGAACGGAAGAACAGCTTATTTGATGGAGTATGATCCGAAGTACGTCGATGTCATTGTAAAGCGATGGGAAGACCTGACTGGAGAAAAGGCTGTTCTCGAAAAAGAGGTGAACTGAGATTGGCCGCAAAGGTAAGTTTGAGCAGTGGCTAGAGCCTGAAGGGCTGACGCTGCTTCGTGGCTGGGCAAGAGACGGCCTCAAAGACAAGCAGATTGCCGAAAATATAGGCTGCTCAGTATCGACTCTCTGCGAATGGAAAAACAAATTTCCCGAATTTTCGGAAGCGCTAAAAAAGGGCAAGGACGTCGCAGACTACATTGTTGAGAATGAGCTGTTCGAAAGCTGCAAGACCCGCACCGTAACCGTCAAGAAGCCATTCAAGCTGAAAAAGGTCATGGTGGATGGAAAAAAGCGGCTTGAAGAAGAACGCATCGAGTATGCAGAGGAACAGGTCGTCGTTCCAGCCAACGTGACGGCTCAGATATTCTGGTTGAAAAACCGGCGGCCTGAAAAGTGGGCAGGTGTGCCGGAAGAAACGAGGGCAGAGGAGCATGACGACGATGGCCTACTTGAGGCCCTGAACGCTGCCGCGGACCTCAGCCCGCCGGATGACGTGGAGATGCTTCCGGAGGAAGAGGACGACAATGCGGAAAAGTAACGGTTTTCGATGGAAAGCCCTCAGCCAGCGGCAAAAGATGGTTCTTTGCTGGTGGACACCGCAGAGTGCATACAGCGGTTACAACGGCATCATTGCAGATGGCGCTATCCGCTCGGGCAAGACCTTTGCCATGAGCTTTTCTTTCGTCCAGTGGGCTATGACCTGCTACAGCGGCCAGCAGTTTGCCATGTGTGGCAAGACCATAGCCAGTTTCCGGCGCAACGTGCTGGGCACACTCAAGCAGCAGCTTGCAGCCCGTGGCTACAGCGTCAAGGAACACCGGGCAGAAAACTGCATGACCGTCAGCAAGGGTGGCAGAACCAACGAGTTTTACTTTTTCGGCGGCAAGGACGAGAGCAGCCAGGACCTGATCCAGGGCATCACCCTTGCAGGGGCATTCTTTGACGAGGTGGCCCTGATGCCGCAGAGCTTCGTCAACCAGGCCACGGCCCGCTGCTCTGTCACTGGGTCAAAGTTCTGGTTCAACTGCAACCCGGGCAGCCCACAGCACTGGTTCTATCTGGAGTGGGTGCGCAAGTGCCGTTCCCGCAAGATGATGTATCTCCATTTCACGATGGACGATAACCTGTCACTTGCCGAGGACATCAAAGAGCGCTACCGCAGCCAGTACAGCGGCGTTTTCTATCAGCGCTACATTTTGGGCCTGTGGACGGTGGCCGAGGGCCTTGTCTACGATATGTTCGACCGTAAGAAGCACGTCATTGACAAGCTCCCGGCGCTGTCTCCAAAGAGCGCCTATGTGGCGTGCGACTTTGGCACCCAGAACGCAACGGTTTTTCTGCTGATCCAGAAGCAGGCAGATGCGGACTGCTGGATCGTCACCCGGGAGTACTACTACAGCGGCCGGGAACAGAAACGACAGAAGACCGTGGGCGAGTACGTTGCAGACCTCAAGGCGTGGCTGAACGGACTCAAGCCGGAGAGGATCATCGTTGACCCCTCGTCCCTGCCCCTGATTACAGAGCTGCGCAAGAACGGCTTTACCCAGACACCCGCAAACAACGACGTTCTGAGCGGAATTCTGGACGTGCAGACCATGCTGCAGACCGGGCGGCTGAAGATTTACAAAGACTGCAAGCACACGCTGGAAGAGTTCGGCGTGTACGCTTGGGATCCAGATAAAGATGACACCGTGCTGAAGGTCAACGACCACTGCATGGACGCTATCCGCTATTTCGTGCGCACAAAGCGCCTTGTGAAACTGAGGGATTGATTTTGAGTACTGTATACACATTCCAGACCTTCCAGCAGGCGCAAGCCGCCGGGGAACAGCCTGATTTCATCCGGCGCTTCGTGCAGCAGCACTGCAGTTCCGGGCCGTACAAGATGGCGCTTGACGCCGACCTGTACGATGCCCAGAAAAACCCGGGGGCTGAACGCTTTGCACAGGCTTACGCTTTGATGCTGAAACGCCTATCCAAAAACACCAGGCAGGACACCCCACGCCCCGATATGGTCAAGAGCAATCTTTTCCGGCGGCTCAACAAGCAGCGGGCGACCTACTCCCTCGGCAACGGCGTTGTCTTTGCGGACGATGGCGTGGACAAGGAAAGGCTGGGTCAGAACTTCGACGAGCAGATCCAGAAAGCCGGATATTTCGCCCTGATCCACGGTGAGAGCTTCGGATTCTGGAACAACGACCATCTGGTTGTTTTCAAGCTGACCGAGTTTGCGCCCCTGTACGATGAAAAAACAAGCCTTTTGCAGGCAGGCGTGCGCTTCTGGCGGCTGAATCCTGACACGGATATGCACTATATCCTGTACGAGCTGGACGGTTTTACCGAGTACACGGAAAGCAAAATCGGAAGCACGATGCAGGAGACAACGCCGAAGCAGGCATACAAGAGCGTGACCGTCACCACACCCGGCGGCGGGCTGGAAAGCGTGGAGGGCGAAAACTACAGCGCTCTTCCCATTGTGCCGCTGTGGGGGTCCGACCTGCACCAGAGCACGCTTGTTGGGCTGAAAGCCTACATCGACAACACCGATTTGGTGATGTCCGGCTTCTGCAATGACCTGCAGGACTTTTCGCAGATCTACTGGCTGTGCGAGAACTTCAACGGAATGACCGATGACGAGCTGCAGGAGTTCCTCGTCAAGCTGAATCTGTACCACATTGCAGGCGCAGACACCAGCGAGGGCGGCAAGATCACCCCCTACACCACCGAGATTCCAGTGACGGCCCGGCAGGCTCTTTTGGAGCTGCTCCACACCCGGGTGTATGAGGACTTCGGCGGTCTGGATGTGCACTGTGTCAGCGCGGACAGCACCAACGACCATCTGGATGCAGCCTATGAACCGCTGAACCAAAACGCGGACGACTTCGAGGCTCAGGTCAAGCCGTTCATCCGGCAGATCTGCGCACTGGCTGGCTTTGACAACGCTATGCCTACATTCAACCGCAGCAAGATCACCAACACGGCCGAACAGGTCAGCATGGTGATTTCTGAGGCACCGATCATCGGGCAGGACATGGCCATTGACCTGCTGCCCAACCTGACCCCGGAACAAAAGGAGCAGGCCAAGGCCGCGCTGATGGCTGAGAGCGCAACACGGGAGACCATGGACGAGGAGGAGGACGACGGTGATGAAACGTGATTTCTGACCGTGACCGTATCTCTACCCGCCAGCTGAACCGCCTGCGCCGCCGTATCCTCCGGGTGTACGGCACTGCCCGCCGGGAGATGCAGGAGCAGCTTACCGAGTTTCTGGCAAAGTACAAAGCACTGGACGAGCGCAAGCGGGCACAGCTGGATGCAGGCGAGATTACAGAGGATGATTACCGCATCTGGTTGCAAAATCAGGTCTTTCAGTCCGATTTGATGCACGCCAAGCTTGACGGCATCACCCAGACCTGCACCACAGCCCAAGAGACGGCCTACAAGCTGGCCCGGGACGAGCAATACAACATCTTTTCCTTTGGCGCAAACTGGGCCTTCTACGAGCTGGAACAGGCCGCAGGCGTGACGTTCGGGCTGACCCTGTACAACACCGAAGCGGTCAAGCTCCTGCTGAAGGAGAACCCCCGCATGGTGCCCAACAAGCGCATCAAGAGCGAGAGCAACCGCACCTATGATGCCCGGGTGTTCAATCGATACGTCATGCAGGGCATCGTACAGGGCAAGAGCGTCCACGACATCGCCGTGCAGGCCGTAAACGGCATGGCTGATACAGAGATCCACTGGGCCATGAACAACGCCATCACAGCCCTTACCAGTGCCCAGAACGCCGGGGCTTTGCAGCAGATGCAAAACGCTCAGGCTTTGGGCATCGAGGTCAAAAAGCGCTGGAACTCCACCCACGACTACCGCACCCGTGAGATGCACCGCCTGCTTGACCGGCAGACAGCAGAGCTTGACGAGCCGTTCAAGGTCATGGGCTACGAGATTCAGCGCCCAGGCGACCCCAACGCCGCCCCGGAGATGGTATACCACTGCCGCTGCGTGCTGTCCTCTGTGCTGGGAAAGTATCCCAGGCAGAACGCCATGCAGCGGGACAATGTGACCAAAGAGACCACGCCCGCCATGGATTACACCGAGTGGTATAAATCCAAGGGCGGCAAGGAAAAAGAGCAAATGTGGTGGGCAGAAGAGCGAAAGAGAAAGAAGGAAAAGCAATGAGTACAGCCAATTTTTCAAAACGCGAAGAATATGACCCTCTGAAGCAGGCTAGGGATTCCATCACAGCTGCCATGAATGCTTCAAAAGTTTCAAAAATACTCGGCATTCCGCTGCCAAAACCACTTGCGTGGCACCATGTTGATGCTGGCGATGCGCTTCAACCCGGCTGGTATGAGTGTCCTGTATGTGGGTACAGGACACCTTGGCTGTGGGAAGCCTGCCCCCTTTGCGATACACTGCTAGAACCAGAATAAAAGTAAAGCTTGGAGAGATAAACCGTGATTCTGCCGATGGAAAACACCGAAAAGATGATTTTTCCGGGTGAAGGAAAGTTCCATATCCCTATCATCAAGCCGGAAACGGACATCCGCATTGACAAGCTGGAATGGATACCTTTTAACTACGCCCTGTCTGCCAAAGATAGGGGGGGCAAAGGCGTCCATTTTTATTGTGATGATTACCAGTTTGAACGTGTTTGGCGCAATCCTGACAAGTATGTGCCGCTTTTGCAGCAGTTCGGTGCTGTTCTTTCTCCTGATTTTTCCATGTTCCGAGACCATCCGGAAGCGGTGCAGATTTGGAGCGCCTATAAACGGCACTGGTTGGCAGCGTACTGGCAAATGCACTGTATCAAGGTCATTCCCACCATCGAATGGGTATGGCCGGAAAGCTACGAGTGGTGCTTTGACGGCGAGCCGCGCAATTCCATCATCTCCATTTCGTCTGTCGGGCTTATGAATGAGCGTTTAGCTACAACCCTTTTTACAATGGGGTGCAAGGAAGCCATGCGGCGCTTAAATCCTACGCAAGTCCTCTGGTATGGCAAGCCGTTGCCGGGCATGGACTTTAACGCAACAATAATCAAGCCGCAGTATGCGGAAGTGAGAGAGAGGTGTCACGATGAGCGGAGGTGGTAGAGCATCCGGCAGAGCCGGGCGCAGTTCCGCGAGAGCGGGTGGAGGCATGGCAACGCTCAGAGGAACTGAAAAACAGGTTGAATGGGCTGCAAAAATTCGGGAAACCACAAACAATGCGATTGACGATTCCATTGCATTTGCAAAAACGCAAACCGCAAAAATGGGCAAAGACCGCGTGAATGCAGCAGTGGAATGGGCAGAAAAGGCCAAAAGAGAAATCAATTCGACCTCAAGCGCAAGCGAATTGATAGACACCATCGGCGCATACATCGGCAGCAAAACAGGAGAATCTGCAAAACAGTCCGCGCTTCTTGGAATCACAAGAACGCTCCAAAGCGGAACGGGAGACCTTGCCAAGAGACTGAAAAAGGCAAGAGGACTGTAAAATGAAATTTAACTACAACATCAAATTCACCGACAACACCCCGCGGTTGCTTGAGGCTCTGGACTCGTGGGCAGAGCGGGTGCTGACCCTCTGGGGCATGACGGTGCAGGACTACGCCCAACTGCTTGTGCCCACCGGCACGGCAGACAGCACGGGCATTGAGGGCTATGTGGGCGGTGCGCTCAAGCAGAGCCTGACCTTTGTCCTCGACCTCACAAAAAAGACCGTGACTATCGGGTCCAACTTATTGTATTCAATTTGGGTTGAGCTTGGCACGGGCATCTTTGCCGAGAAGGGCAACGGACGCAAAACGCCGTGGGTCTGGATGGATTTTAACGGAAAGTTTCACGCAACTCGAGGCATGAAAGCCCGCCCGTTCCTCCGCCCGGCGGTGGAGAATCACATTGACGAGCTGCGAGAGATCGCGGTGGAAGAAGGAAACAAGGAGGTGTAAGGATGACAGAGCTTGAAAGTTTGAGCGCACAGCTTGAAGCTGCTGTGAAAATGCAGGCAAACGCAGAAAGACTTTATCATAAGTCTGCCGAAAGAATTGAAGAAATCAAAAAGCAGATGCTTGAGGTGAAGGAAAAGAACAGGCCCAAGGCTGCAAAAGTCGAAGAGTTGTTTGCGGCTGGTGTTCAGGCACGCAAAGCGCTTCAGGAAATGTGTGATAACACATACGGCGAGGGCAAAGCCAAAATTTCTGTTTTGGTCTATGTTCCGGCCGAAGCACAGGACTATCCGACAGACACAGACTGTGAATTTTCGCTCTAAAACTGAATACTCAACGGTTGGCGCACAGCGTCAGCCGCTTTTTTATGCCGCTTTAGCTCAGGTTGGCAGAGCGCCGGATTTGTAATCCGGGGGCCGTGGGTTCAAGCCCCACAAGCGGCACCACACCGGCAGCACGTCCGGCAAATAAACCTTATTGCCAAGCATGGCAGCCCGAGCAAGGGCAGAAAGGACTATCACATGGCACTCAAAAGAGCTGACATCCGCACAATTCTGGAGAACCCTGAAACCTCCAACGATGACAAGGCAAAAGCCATTCTGGACGCCCTGCACAAGGAGACAGACGAACTCAAAGACCAGCTGGATGCAGAAAAAGAAGCCCGCACACAGGCCGAGAAGGACCGGGACGCAGCCAACGGCGGCAAGCAGGCCGCAGAAAAGGCGCTGACCGACTACAAGGCCCAGCAGACCCAGAAGGACACTCACGCAGCCAAGGAAGCCAAGTTCCGGGAGCTGCTGAAGACCGCCGGGGTGCTGGACAAGTATGCCGATCGGGTCGTGCGGCTGTCTGGCGAGGACATCGACAAGCTGGAGCTGGACGATAAGGGCGAGGTCAAAAACGCCAAGAAGCACGCCGACAGCCTGAAAGCTGATTGGAGCGACTTCGTAGGCACTACGACCACCACCGGCGCGAAGGTGGACACCCCTCCCACCAACACCGGCTCCAAAATGACCAAAGACCAAATTTTTGCAATCAAGGACGCCGGCGAGCGCCAGGCGGCCATTGCAGCAAATGCCGACCTGTTTACAGGCGGCGGAAAGGACTAACACATGGCAGCAAAGACCAATCTGATCACCACTACCGAGATCACCGTCAACCCCCGGGAAATCGACTTCGTCACCCGCTTCCAGCGCAACTGGGAGCACCTGCGGGAGATCATGGGCATCATGCGCCCCATTCGGATGCAGCCCGGCACCGTGCTGAAGAGCAAGTACGCCCAGGGCACCCTGCAGAGCGGCACCGTGGCAGAGGGCGAGGAGATCCCCTACAGCCAGTATACCGTCAAGGAGAAGGACTACGGCAAGATCACAATCGAAAAGTACGCCAAGGCCGTCTCCCTGGAGGCAATCCAGAACTACGGCTATGATGTGGCCGTGCAGAAGACCGATGACGAGTTCCTGTTCGACCTGACCGCAAAGGTAACGGACAAGTTCTACAAGTACCTGAACACCGGCAGCCTGAAGGGCACCCCCAAGACCTTCCAGATGGCTCTGGCCATGGCAAAGGGCAGTGTGGAGAACAAGTTCAAGAATATGCACCGCACCGTCACCGGCGTTGTGGGCTTTGCCAACGTCCTGGACGTGGCGGAGTACCTGGGCACCGCCCCGATCACCATCCAGAACCAGTACGGCTTCCAGTACATCAAGGATTTCATGGGTTACAACACCATCTTCCTGCTGTCCGACGGCGAAATCGCAAAGGGCAAGGTTATTGCAACCCCCGTGGACAACATCGTGATGTACTACGTTGACCCCTCCGACAGCGACTACGCAAAGGCTGGGCTGGTGTACACCACAGCAGGCGAGGCCAGCAACCTGATCGGCTTCCACACCCAGGGCAACTACACCACCGCCGTCTCTGAGAGCTTCGCCATTACCGGCGTGACCCTGTTTGCTGAGTATCTGGATGGTATCGCTGTCGAGACCATTACCCCGGGCGAGTGATCGCCCCTTTGTAAGGAGGACGCCCCATGACTGTACCGGAGCTGTGCGTCTACACGCACAATTTCTTTGACCGGGCGGACGACCCCGTTGCCGGGGAGTTCGCCTTTGAGCCGGATACCGTTCCCGCCGGGGTAGTGCCGGGGCAGTATTTCCTCGTGTGCGGATCCATCTTCAACGACGGCGTGCACAAGGCCGGGGACGGCGACCTCACCGCCGAAACCTTCACCGGGACGGTGCAGCCCATGCGCGTTCCGCCTGACTTTGTGGCGCTGGCTGAAAAAATCGACGCATACGACAAGGCGCTGCCATATGGCGGCGTGTATGTGTCCCAGTCATTTGCTGGGTGGTCCGGCACGATGGCTACAGGCGCGGACGGGCTGCCTGCCGACGGCAAGACCCGCTATAAAACCGAGATCAATCAGTGGAGGAAGATGTGACATGGTTACTCCGTTCACTGCATCCACCGTGATGCAGGGCTTTACCAAAAAATTCTGCTTTCAGACCCGCATCTATGAGCCGGACGGCGTGGGCGGCTTTGTGTCCGGCTGGACGGACGGCCCGGAATTTGAGGCCGTAGAGCGCCACGATACCACCGTGGAAGCTCAGGTTGCAGAGCAGGCGGCTACAGCGTCCACCTATACGCTGCTGGTCAACGCCGGCGTGCCGCTGGCTTTCCCGGACTACGTCAAGCGGATGAGCGACGGGCAGACCTTTCAGGTGACGAGCGCAGCCGATGAGGGCAACGCCCCGGCAGAATCCGGCATGGGCCTGCGGGCCGTCAAGTGCAAAAAGGCGGTGCTGCCTTGATGGGACCGTCTGAGAGCATCAACCGGGCGCTGAACACGTTTTTCAACGGCTTTGGCATCCCAGGCTATCTGGAAGATAACATTCCTCCCACCGCTTCACTGCCTTATCTGACCTACAAGCCCACCATCCCCGGCGGGTGGAACGAGTCCGCCAGCTTCCACGCCCGGCTGTGGTACCCGAGCAAGGGCAGCAGGGTCCCCATCCTGCAGACCGAAGATACGATCAGCGCGGCCCTCGAGGACAGCACAACGCTTTCCTGCGAGGGCGGCGCTATTCTTTTGCGCAAAGGCACCCCGTGGGCACAGCCCCTCGACAACCCGCCTGAAGGGTACCTGTGCGAATACCTCAACTTTGAAATCACGCAATTTTGCGAGTAAAGGAGCAATATGGCAAGAAAGTTTACCAAAATCAGCGCGGAAGCATTCAAGTCCATGCAGATCAACGCGGGCCTTGTGCTGAACAAGTTCGACACTGAGGGCCAGACCGCCGTTGCTGATGCCGACATCATCTGCGCAACCACTGGCGGCATCACCGCAACCTGCACCCCCAACATCACCGACCTGGGCGAAGATGTGGACAACTGCCAGAAGAACACCGTGGAACTCATGGAAATTGAGGACTACGACTGCACGCTGGCCTTCACCGCGCTGAATACCTCCGCCGAGGTCATCCGCATGGCGCTGGGCGCAGCGGACGTGGCCGGGGGCAAGGTAACGCCCCGCATGACGTTCAAAACTGACAAGACCACGGGCGACTTCAAAACCATTTGGTTTGTGGGCGACCTCATCGGCGGCGGTTATGTGGCTGTTCGGCTGGACAACGCAATCAGCACGGGCGGCCTGTCCCTCAAGACAACTGACAAGGGCAAGGGCAATGTGTCCGTCACCCTGACGGGCTGTGTCCGAATGGGAGACGAGACCGTCCCCATGGAGTTCTTTGTGAGTGAAGACGCGGCAGCATAAGGAGGACAACGTATGAAAACCCTGAACCAGATGGACGAAACCGAATTTCTGCGTCGCTGCTGGCTGATTGCGGACGCTGTGTCTGACCTGCTGGAAAAATCCAAGGTTGCAGAACTGCGCAAGGTCATGCCGGTTCTGACCGGGCAAGAGACAAAAGAGGAGCTGGAGCAGAAAAAGGAAGCCCAGGCCAAGAAAAACATCAAGGCGATGTGCAAGGCGCTCCTGTTTGACAACGCAGAAACCACGGCAAAGCTGCTGCCCCTTCTGTATGAGGCGGACGTGGACGAGGATGGTACGCCCGAAACCATGACGCCGTTCAAGACCCTGCGCGTCATCACCGCCACCGTGGAGGATAAGGACGTGCTGGATTTTTTGTTCTCGTTGGTGAAGTTGGCGCAGATGGATATCGACGTTTAACTTCCACCATCCGGCTGGACATGCTGCATCTGATCGGCAAACCGTATATTTTGCAGCACTGCCTGATTGCATCACGACAGGAACAGCTTGAAATCAGCTATCAAGCTTACATGACCGACATGCTCAGTGAGCTTGCGGGTGCGCAAGAGCGATGGTACGATCGCGTGGCTGACCTCGTGGAAAACCGCCCACAGCCGCCGCAGCAGTCCGCGGATGAAGTGATTGCACGAATCAAAAACGGCTTGAATGGGGGTGATGGAACCTGAAACTTTTTGAATTGAGCGCAACCCTCGGGCTGGACGACAGCGCCTACCGGCAGGGCGTAGAGGAGGCAAAGTCCCAGACTAAGGCCGCTGTCTCCACCATGATGAAGGATTATAACCGGCTGTACAGTGAGGTCATTCACCTTACGGCAGCCTATCAGAAATCACGGAAAGAGACCGGGGAAACCTCCAAAGAAACTAAGGAATTTGCCCAGAAGCTGAAAGAAGCTCAGGCCCAGTTCAATACCACGGCGCAGGGATTAAGGACTGCGGAAGGATACATGAGCAGCTTCGAGAAAGCCGCCTCAGGGTCCGGCTCATCTCTTTCCGGCGCAATTACTCAGGGCACAATTATGGCTGGTGTTTTCCAAAAGCTGGCCAGTGTTGCCTTAAATGCGGCCAAAAGCTTTATTTCTGCAGGTCTTGATTACAACGCTCAGATTGAGACATACACCACCGGCTTGACCAACATGCTGGGCAGCGCAGAAGCAGCGCAGCAGGTCATGGAAAACATCCAGGCGGATGCTGCACGAACCCCATTTGATGTCGAATCCCTGACGAAAGCAAACCAATACCTGATTTCTGCAGGCGAAAATGCGAGCTATGCACGAAAAACGATCAATGCATTGGGTGACGCTGTTGCAGCAACCGGCGGCGGCAGTGATGAGCTGAACCGCATGGCGCAGAACCTGCAGCAGATCGCAAACACTGGCAAGGCCACCGCGGTCGATATCAAGCAGTTTGCTTATGCAGGCATCAATGTCTATGGCATTTTGGCCGATTACACAGGCAAAAGCACCGCCGAAGTGCAGAAAATGACCATCAGCTATGATCTGCTGACCGAAGCACTGCAGGCTGCGTCCGAAGAAGGCGGGCGATACTATAACGCAATGGACGACCTGAGCCAGACGCAGAACGGCCGAACCAACACGCTGAAAGACAATGTCAAGCAACTTGCTGGCCTTATGACAAGCGATTTGGCAGACGGAATCGGTATTTTAACGTCAAATTTGAACACCATGACTGTTGCCGCCATAGAAGCTTATAAAACCGACGGCTGGAAAGGGCTTGGAGATGCGATCCTCGAGCTGGATAACCCAATAAATGCCGTTATCAAAAAGTTCGGCGAACTCGGAAGCGCTGCAGTTAGTGCACTGGATAAAGCAAGCTACTACCTGAATAAGGCTTTAGGAAAAAATGCTTATGCTGATTATGACACCTACGAAGATTACGCAAACGACCAGCTTGGACAGAAAAACCGAGACCGCCTTAGACAAAACGCTTTAAATGGAATAAGTGTCAGCAACAAAAGCTGGTCTGAACGTCAAGCAGAAATTGCGGCCGCAAACGGAAACGGAACAGATAGCTCGATCACAACAAGCCCAACGGGCACAAGCTCCACCAAAAAGACAAAATCCAAAACCGAAAAAGTCATCGAGTCCATCTCTCACACGGCCACCACTACCAGCCAGAACGCCCTCGGCACGGTGACCACCAGCATCCAGACTCTGAACGAGAAGGTCAAGGACAGCGCGGGCAAAATCAAAGACCGCGTAACCACGACCACGACCGAGACCGGCAAGGAGATGGTAAACGGCGTGGCCACGACTTATAAAAAAGTTGAGACCAAAGTCAACGGCACGGTCACAAAGGTCACGAAGACCTATGATGACATGTCGAAAACGCTGCTGGGCACGCTGACGTCCATTTCGGAGACGACTTTTAACGGCATTACAACAAAAATCCAGGAAGCAACCGAAAAATACGCCGATGGCAGCGAGCACGTCAAGCGCACCGAGACCGAGACCGGAGAGCACATTGTCGATGGCGTGGCGCAGACCTACACAAAGGTCATTACCTACATCGACGGTGTACAGGACAAAGTCACCGAGACGGAAACCGCCATTGACAAGAGCGTCAAAGCTACTCAGACCCGCATTGACCAGTATTTAAGCGGCGCGTCCTCTGAGTCCAACAAAGGCATTTTTGGCATCCTGCGAAGCTTTATCTCCGACGCAAAAAACGGCGACGCGGCGGCGATCGGGCTGGACTTTGTCAACCTGCTTTGGGGCGAAGTGACGCAGGACCAGCGCGAGGCTATCTCCAAATGGGCAAAAAATGCGCTGGAAGTCATCAATGAGGCATACTCCGGCGGCGGCCTGAAGAACGCCTTTGCCGTCTTCGAAAAAATCTTTACCGGAGGCGGCGTGGAAGCGGGCGTTGACGGCGTGACCACAAAAGTGATCGGCCTTACCGAAGCACTGCAAAAGCTGGGCGCTACCGGCGGCGCGGGCGGCGTGCTGGCAAACGTTGGCACCGGTTTGGCGTCTTTTGGCAGCAAGATCATGGGCGTGCTGGGAAACGTCGTTGCATTTGTGGCAGAAAACCCCATTGCGCTGGCAATTGCGGCCGTGGTAGCCGGTGCTGTTGGACTCGGCATCGCTCTTTGGAAAAAGTACAAGAGCGACAGCAGCAGTTCTTCCTCGTCCTCGAGCAAGCTGGGCTACAAAGACCTGCAGGACGCCTACTGGTACGGCAACGAGCGCGCCTTTGCGGGTTACGACTACCGAAGCGACCCGTACATGTTTAACCCGAACAACTCCACAATGCTGTCTTACCAGACCAAAATGCAGGACCAGCTTGCAAGGCTGACCGAAGTTGTCCAGCAGTATTTGCCGGACGTGGCAAACCAGCAGATCGTTTTGGACGATGGTACGCTTGTGGGCAAAATGGCACCCGGCATGGATGCGCAGCTTGGGCAGCTGTCTGTCTTGGCAGAAAGGGGTAATTGATGTACGAGATTTACGGCTATCCCAATGGAGAGCCTACGAATGAGCTGCTCATTTACCATCCCGGAAACACGCATGCGCTTGTGCTGTCGCCTAAGCTTACCCGCGAGGTGAGCAAGGGCGGCAGCCTTACTTTTACAATGCCCCGGGACCATCCGCAGTATGATAACCTGCAAAAAATGTCTACCGTCGTCGTGGCAAAACAGGACGGCAAAGAGATTTGGCGCGGGCGCATCCTCAACCACGAGGCAGACTGGTACAACCGGCGTGTGGTTTACTGCGAGGGAGCTTTGAGCTACTTTAACGACAGCTGCGTTACTCCTTTTAACTACCGCGGCACACTGAAGCAATTTCTGCAGCACCTTGTGGAGGCCCATAACAGCCAGGTTTCGGCAAAGATGAAGCAGTTTGAACTTGGCACTGTCACGGCAGCGCTGGGTGATCTTGTCGTAGAATTTGGAGACGCCGACAAATACGGCGTTGGCGAAGACTACGGCAGCATCTGGGACATCATCGACAAGATGGTGCTCAAAACCTTTGGCGGTTATGCATACTGCACATTTAACGCCGAAACCGGAAACAACGTGCTCAACTACTGCGACCAGGCGGTGGAAGCGCAGCGGCTTGTAAACCAAAAAATCCAGTATGGCGTGAACCTGCTGGACATTACCGAAAAAACGGATACCAACGACCTTTTTACCCGCATTTACCCCATCGGAAACAAGCACACTGTGGACACCTCAAAGTGGTATTACAAGCTGATCTGGTGGAAGGACCCTTCCCAGTACAAGCATGAGGAGCGCTACGGCATCATGGGCGCGGACGCGGCGACCATCAAAAAATATCTTCCGGCATCCGGGTATTCCTACAACCTGAAGGAAGGGTGGATACAAAACGACGCCGCAGCGGAGAAATTTGGAATCATTGCCAAAATCCGCGAACAGGACACGGACAGCGAAAATGAAACCTTTGCTTCTGGCGTGCAGGACCTGCAGCAAAACTACGCGATGGTGACAAGCTACACCGTCAAAGCGGTTGACCTGGTGGATGCAGGGTATACAAACATTGGCGATGATCCGCTTGACCGGCTCACATTTGCCAGCTATGCGCACATCATCAGTGAGCCTCACAGCGTGGATGCGATCATGCTGTGCACAAAGCTGGTGGAGCCTTTTGACCAGCCGAATAAAAAGGAATACTCCTTCGGCATGACACGGCGGACGCTGACTGACCGACAGGTTGCAAATCTCGGCCGCACAAATGCGCTTGAGGAGCAGGCCAGCACGAGCGCAAACTCGTCCGAAAAGCTGATGAAGGACCTGACGGACTACAAAAAGTCGAACGACGAAGCCGTTGCGGATGCAGCCAAAACGGCTACAAACTTTATCAGCTTTGACCCGCAGCACGGCCTTACGGTCGGGCACGAAACTCTTGCGGACAAAAAAGTTGTCATTACGGCGGACGGCATTTCCATCACAGATGGTGTTGGAAGCTGCACGATCGACAGCGGAAACATCACGTTCCACGGCATCCGCAACAAAACGGTGACGCTGTCCTGGCTGGATGACGCCGGAAACGGCCTTTCCGGCTTTACGGCACAGACGATCGCGCATGACTTCAGCAGCGTTTCTGCAGTCCTGCTGACGTTTGAGAGCAACAAGGGCTCCACATGGCTTGCCAGCGGCGGCGGCGGCGGTGCAACATCAATGGTTATCCCGGTAAATGGCAAAACCTACTCGATCGTTTACCCGTGGAACACCATGCACCGGAGAGACGTCACCGTATACAAAGACAAAATTGTTTTTGGCGATGGTTACGAGCGCACATCCAGTTATGGCGGTGCAACAGTCGTTGGCGTGTGGGGCTTTGAGTTGCAGACCCCCGGCAGTGACGGATGGTCGAGAAACGATGCAGTTTGCATCCCCCGCGAGCTTTATGAGTTTATGTGAGGTGCCGACATGAAAAAAGAAGGGTATGTGTACCAGTGCAAGATTTGCTCAGATGGCAGGCTTTACAACGGCGTGTGGTCCGTAGCTTCTGGCGTCCCGCACCCGCTGCCGGAGAACGTCGTTGTTTTTGACGAGTTCCCGTCAAATATCAACGGTGGCTCAGACTATCTTTGGGACGGCAAAACGCTGACCTATAGCCCGGCGGAAAAGACGGAGGAAAGCGCAGAATGATCGACTATAAGGCGCTTGAAAAAGCTGCTGCAGAAAACGCCAAAATTCCAAAGTTTTATGTCCAGATGGGCGATGGCTTCAAGTCTCTGCTGGAGGAATACGGCCTTCTCCTTTCGAAGGACGGCTTCAGCGTGGGCGCACCGGACGTGGAAGGTGAGCAGGAGTACCCGCCCGGGTACGACATTGTGCTTGATTTTACGCAGGCTTTGGATAGCAAAGTGCATTTTAAGCAGCGCAAAGTGTCCATGAGCTTCAAGTGTTTCCGCCCGAAGTCGCAGTGGGAGGACATCCGCAGCCGGATGGAGACCGATCTGCAGGGGCAGTGGCTTGCGTTTTACCGATCTGATGCACCAGAAACGCAGTATGAGGGCCAATTTACGGTCGAAATGACGCCTGACAAGCATTATGCGGTGGTGGAGATTTCTGCCGCCTGCACGCCATAAAAGGAGGGATTGGGTGGATTACAAAGCGGCCGAAGCTGCTGCGGCAAAAAGCGGCTTTAACGATTTTCTTCTCCTTGTTGGCGGAAACGCCATTTCTTTGCTGCAGAAGTTCGGGTTACTCTTTGACAAGACCTATCCCCAGATCGGCAAGGCGGAAACGCTTTCGATGCTGGTCAATGTGCCAGGAGCCAGTCGTCCGTTGGACCTCAGCCGGTCAATTGATGGCAAGCTGCACTACAAGAGCCGCAAAATTACGGTCAAGTTTTCGTGCTTTCGCCCTCAATCGGAGGATGACGGCATTCAAAAAGGACTCGAAAAGCTTTTGCAAGGCCAGTGGGTGTGGTTCAAATTCAGCGATGATTCGTTTTTTTGGCGCGGACACACAACAGTAAACTTTGAACGGAAGGCAAACAAAGCGGCGGTGACGATCACTGCAGTTTGCAACCCGTACAAGTACAATCTGACAGCTTATCTCGGCAACGACTGGCTGTGGGATACGTTTAACTTTGAGACAGACACGATCTATACAGAGCGAACGGAGGTGAAACGTCTGTGACAAAAACTTTTGCAGATATCATCGACGGCATCCGAAAAGCAGTCCTCGGCGTGGAAGTGCGCGAGGACATTGCACAGGGCATGGAGTATGTGGAGCAGTTTGCCACCACGGCCACCCAAAAAGCCGAAGAAGCTGCATCCAGTGCCGAAAAAGCAGCCCAGGCAAAGCAGGACACCGAAGAAGCCAAAGACACTGCAGTATCTGAAATCAATACGGCAAAATCTGAAGCAACCGCCGAAATCGAAACAGCAAGAAAAAACGCTGCAGACAATATTGACTCGAAAAAAAGCAGCGCGCTGACCGCGATTGACAAGGAAAAAGAAACAGGCCTGAGCGCGCTGGATGAAAAGCAGCAGGCTGCTCTTGACTCAGTGGCCGAAGCTGTATCCACCGCCCAGTCTGCCGCCGGTACTGCCACCAAACAGGCCGCTGCAGCCACAACACAGGCTACCGCCGCCGCGTCCAGTGCGTCCGCAGCCAAGACCAGCGAAAGCAACGCGAAAACGTCTGAAACGGAGTCTGCCAAAAACCTGCAGGGCACCAAAGAGTACTTTGAGCAGGTGCGCACCATTACCATCGGTGCACAGGGATGGTACGCCACGCCGGAAGCCCTCAAAGCCGCTGTGCCGGTGGGCGAAAACGGCTGGTGGGCAGTGGTCGGCACGACCGACACCATCTGGACGTGGGACGGCGACACCGGCGCATGGGTCGATACCCAGGCAAAGGTGGACCTGTCCGACTATCCGACCCAGACGCAGATTAAGGCACTGCTGGCCGGTTACATGCCCCTGCGGGCTGCCACATCCACAGCTCTGGGCGGTGTCAAGCTGAGTGAGGATTTCACAGCCGACGAGGACGGCACACTGCATCTTGCAGGCGGTACTGCCCTGGGCCCTTACCCCGTGGGCAGCATCTATCAGAGTACAGACCCCACCTCCCCGGCGCAGCTGTTCGGCGGCACCTGGGAGCAGATCGCCCAGGACCGCGTGCTGATGGGTGCCAGCGGCAGCCACCCGGCAGGCAGCACCGTCGAGGCCGGCCTGCCGAATATTCGTGGTACATTTGCTGGTATTGCCAGATGGAATTTCGGCGACAATCCTGCTTCTGGCGCGTTTTCTGGGGTTTCTAACGAAGGCCCAGAGGGAAAGTTTCGTGGTAATGGTGTGCTTTATACATTTAATGCTTCCGGTTCAAACTCAATCTATGGCGCGTCTGATACCGTTCAGCCGCCTGCTTACTATGTGTATATTTGGAAGAGAGTTTCTTAATTTAGCTTATACGCCGCCAGATGTAAACGTAATAGGCTGCGGGCTGGACGGTGTCGCTGCGGCCGTAGATGGCGTTGAACTTGGAAGCATTAAATGAAATATTATATGCCGACCCATCATAACGAGAGTATCCACCATAAGAAGTGGCAATTTCCTTAACCGCCAAAGCACCTGTTGACGATATAACGTTCCCCGAACCACGAAATGGTGATGAATCAGTTCTTGTTTCGTACAAGCTGCCTGTGATGTTGGGCAGGCCGGCCTCGACGGTGCTGCCTGCCGGGTGGGTAGTTGTATCGCCATTTAACTATACAGAAAGGAGACATTATGAAGATTATTGACGAAAACGGTTCAGTCGTCGAGAACCCCGACCTGACGGCGGGTTATCTTGCCGCCGACACCGAAGCGGTGGAGCACCCGGCCCAGGACGCCGTGGAGGAGCTGAGCCACTACGAGACGGTGGCAGAGTATCCCAACGGCGGCAAAGACGTGCGCAAGGTCATCGACCGGGCCGCCGTCCCGCCAGCGC